GACCCGATCAGCCCCAACTTCAAGGACGCCGACCTGATCGAGATGCGGAAGTATTGCCGCCAGCAGATCGCCGCGGCGTTCGGCGTCCCCAGCCACAAGGTCGGCGACACCGACGCGACGAGTTGGAACAGCGCCGAGCAGGCCGACGCGGAGTTCGTCAAGCACACCCTGAGCAGCTGGGCCACCCGCCTCGAGCAGGAGGCGAGCCGGAAACTGATCCCCCGCGGCGAACCATTCTGCACCCGCGTTTCGTTCGATTCGCTGCTGCGGGCCGATATGTCGACCCGGTTCGCGGCCTACGCCACCGCGGTCACCAACGGCATCCTGACGGTGAACGAGGTACGCGGCCTCGAGGGCCGGCCGGCGGTGGAGGGCGGCGACCAGATCCGGGTGCCCATGAACACCGAGGCACCGGGGCGTCCTGCAGGGCCTAGCGCGCCCGCTGAGCCGTCCCCGGCCGAGGAGCCGTCTGTAGACCTTGAGCCGGAGGAAATCGATCTTGAGCCATCGAGCGCGCCGCAGGAGGCCGAGGAGGCCGAGGAGGCCGATAGCCGGGCCGCGAAAGCCCAGGTCGCTGTTGCCGCCGTTCGGCCAGCGGTCGAGGCCGCCTACCAGCGGCACCTGAACCGCGTGGGCGAGTACCTGCTCCGGCAACGCACCCAGCAGAAGCTGGACAAGTGGGCACCACCCATCGAGTGCCTGGACGCCGAGCTGCGGGACACCGTGGCCGGGCTGGGCCGCCTGCTGGGCGACGAGGCCAAGGCCACCGCGGTGCTGGATGCGGAACTGGTCCGACACGCCCGCAGCATGCGGAGCCGTGTCGGCGACATCAAGAACCTGGGCGAGGACCTGGACGGGATGCGATCGCTGCCGGGTTCGGCAGCCGCCGCTCTTCTCGACCTGATCCGCGTGACCGTACTGAATGAACCCCTACTGGAGACCACTGATGCACAACCCTGAACGACGTGAAAAGGGCACCCTTTCCGGTGCCGGAAACTTGCGGGTCACTGGCTACGCGGCCACGTGGGACACCTATGACATGGGCACCTTCGAGGAACGCCTTGACCCCGCCGCGTTCAACCGGGCCCTGGAGCAGGCCGACGAGATCGCCCTGCTGTGGAACCACGACACCGGCAAGCCCCTGGCCCGCGTCCGAGCGGGCAACCTGCGCCTGTGGTCGGACGCCACCGGGCTGGGCTTCGAGGCCACCCTGCCTGACACGCAGACAGGCCGCGAGGCGTACGAGCTGGTCAAGAGCGGCGTGGTGACCCAGTGCAGCTTTGGGTTTCAGGTCCGCGACGAGGCGTACGAGAAGGGTGCCACCAAGCCCCTGCGGATCATCCGCGACGCCGACCTACTCGAGATCAGCCTGGTCACGTTCCCCGCAAACGAGGGCACCAGCGTCGAGGCCCGCGAGAAGCAGCCCGAGCAGGCCCCCAGGCGCATGTTGCGGATGTTTCCCCCGGCGTGACGTATGGTCTTGAATCGGTTTTTGGAAGTGCTCTAATGGGCACAGACAACTGAATCACTCCCGCCCCCAGCGAGCAACCGCCTAGTGCGATTCGACTGACGGGCGAGGCAGGTCTCCGTGCAGCCCGTGTGGCGCACTGATCCGCAAGCGGATGTCCAACGACGACGAATATCCGCCGGGTCAGTGCGCCATTTTGCTGCGCAGTCCCGGCGCTAACCCCGGAGACTGCGATGGCAACCACAACCTTGGATCGAGGCAGCAAGGAATACCGCAGCCTGTTCCAGACCTACCTGCGGCGCGGTGCAAACGCCCTGAGCGAGGCCGAGACCCGAGCCCTGACCCTGGCGGGTACGGGCCTTGGCAGCGGCGTCGCCCCGACGGGCTGGAATGACTACATCGACAACGCGATCGCCCAGGACGCGATCCTCAGCCGCGTCCGGATCGTGCAGAGTGCCGAGCGGTTCACCGCACCCATCTACGTCGGTGCGGAAACCCTGAACAACACCAGCGTGGTCGCTCGTATCGACGTGACCGCTGGCGGGTCGGGATTCACGTCTGCCCCCACGGTGGTGTTCACCGGCGGCGGCGGTTCAAGCGCCGCGGCCACGGCCACCATTTCCGGCGGCGCAGTGGTCTCGATTGCCATGACCAACCTAGGAAGTGGCTACACGTCTGCTCCCACCATTTCGTTCACCGGCGGTGCGGGCTCAGGTGCAACGGCCACCGCAGTGCTTGGCACCGAGGGCCTGCGAACCGAGAGCTACACCAGCGGCACACAGTTCGCCCTTCCCCAGCAGGGATCGGGCGGCAGCACCACCTACACCTTTGGACTCAAGAAGGTGCATTCGTGGTGCCGCGTCAGCAACGAGCTGCTCGAGGACTCGGCGTCGGCAGCCAGCGTCGAGGCGTTCCTGATGCAGGAACTGTGCGACAGCCTCAAGACCGAGATCAACCGTCAGATCATCATCGGCAACGGCACCAGCGAGTGCCAGGGTGCATTCAATTCGGCCAAGGCGTACAGCCGCACGGCCAGCACCGGCGTGGCCACCACCAACAAGCCCAGCGACGTGCTGGCTGCGGCGTGGGCTTCGACCAATTCGGCCCTGTCGCCGATGGCGTTTGAGAGCTGGATCAACAGCGTGGCGGTGATCAACAGCCGCCTGACCGCCTCGTTTGACGCAACCTTCTACCCGCCGCTGTTCCCCGTGTTCATGGGCAACATGAAGCAGGGCACGACGGTCGAAGGTCTGCCGACGATCTACCACCGCCTTAGCAACACCAACCCGGCCAGCGGCGACACGCTGGTCATGTTCTTCGATCCCAGCAAGTACCTGCTCGTGACCAACTTCGCGGGCTTCACGGTGACCCGCCTGGGCGAGCGTTACAGCGATTCGGACAGTACGGCCTTCGTCGCCAGCGTGCGGGCGGACGGGGCTCTTCTCCATTCCTCAGGTGTGTTGAACGTCAACCGATCCTGAGCCCGCACAGAAAAGGAAACGACATGGACGACAAGAAGGACACCTACCGAGGGCTCGTCGAGAAGATGGGCAACCTCTACCGCGAGATGCAGGCGATGATCGACGCGGCAAACGAGAACGGCGGCGACATGAGCGCCGACGACACCAAGCGCTTCGACACCATGCAGGCCGAGTACCGCAAGCTGCAGGAGCAGCGCGAGCGGAACGTCGCCCTCATGGGCCTGGCTCAGAAGGACCAGAACCTCGGCTGGACCGAGGTGAAGGACGCCCCCGAGCGCCGGGCTGCCAAGAGCGTGAAGGGTGAGAAGGCCCGCTGGGGTGCGTACGCGGACACCGAGGAGTACCGGGACGCGTTTGACTCGTACCTGCGCCGCGGCGAGCTGATCGGCCCGAGCGAGCAGCGTGCACTGAGCGAGGGTGGCCCCGGCCTGGGCGACGTGATCGCCCCCACCGAGTACAGCGACAAGATCTTCGAGCAGCTGCAGAAGATCGTGACCCTGCGCAAGCTGGCGCAGATCATGCCGATGGGCTCGTGGAAGAGGGACGTGGTGATCGAGAGCAACATTGCGTCGGTCAACTGGACGACCGAAGGCAGCGCGATCACCGACTCGCTGAGCACCAACCCCACCTTCAGCAGCGTGGTTCTGAACGCCAAGAAGCTGGCGGGTCTCGCCAAGGTCAGCCGCGAGCTGGCCGAGGACGCCCCCGCCCGCGGCCCAGGCTTCAGCCTCGAGAACATCCTGACCAACAGCTTCGCCAAGGGTTTTGCGGAGAAGGAGGAGCAGGGTTTCCTCGTCGGCACCGGCGCGTCCGGCCAGCCCACGGGCATCCTGACGGTCGGTCCGTCCGCCTCGACCCCCTCAACGGGTCCTGCGGTCGGCGCTACGCTGGCGGCTAACACGGCCGTGACTGTTGCGAAGCTGCAGGAGTGGATCTACGCGTTGCCGCGTCAGTACCGTCAGCACCCCAGCACCGCGATCCTGGTCAGCGACAAGATCCTCGAGTTCATCCGTGCGTTGGCGATCATCAGCGGCTCGACGACCACGTACTACTGGCAGCCCAGCGGCATCCTCGGCGAGCCCGATCGGTTCATGGGCATCCCGATCTACGCGTCGCACTTCGTGCCCAACCCCGCGACCAGCTCGCAGGGCTACACCAGCGGCGGCATCTGCGGTCTGATCGGTGCCTTTGACTACCTCGTGATCGGCCAGCGCAGCCAGTTCAGCCTTCGCGTGCTGAATGAGCGCTTCGCCGACGAGGACAACATCGGCATGGTGTGCACGTCCCGCGTGGACATCAAGTACACGCAGACCGATGCGTTCCGGTTCCTGCGTGGCTCGGCCAGCTGATAGGTGAACTGACACTCAACCCCCTGGGGAGGGAAACCTTCCCAGGGGATTTCCATGAAGGTCAAGATGCTGCAGACCGTCGGGATGGCTGGCGAGGGCTACGGCGAGGGCCAGGTCTACGACCTGCCTGAAGACCGTGCTGTCGAGTTCCTGTCCCTCGGCTGGGCCGAGCGGGCTGAGTTCCACCCGGACCAGCCGGAGGCGTGCGTGAAGCCTGACTGCTGCAAGGCGACGCGAAAGGCGGCGAAGCGATGAGGGGCAACAAGTACGTGCCATTCATGCTGAAGCGTGGCGACGGACGCACGCTCGACCTCGACTTCACGCGGGGCGTGCTGGACTCTCGCATCACGTTCACGCGGGCAAGCACCGCCACGTTTATCGGCTCCAACGGGCTTGTGCAGACGATGGCGGCTGCACCAACCAACGATCCGACGAAAGCCCGCTTCGACCACGACCCGTCCACGCTCGCGCCGAGGGGGCTGCTCGTAGAGGGGCAGGCGACGAACCTGCTGAACTGGAGCGAAGCGTTTGCAACGAGCGGCGGCACGAACAACAACTGGGGCGATACCAACATTACGCGCACCAGCACGAACAACACCGATCCCGCTGGCGGCACGACTGCGCTTCGGATCACTGCCTCTGCGGGAAACGGCACGATCATCAGCAGTGCCGCTATTGGAACGAGTGCAGCCCGCACGTTCAGTGTGTGGCTGCGTCGGGTGACGGGAACCGGGGACATCCAATACACGCAGAACAACGGCACGAACTACACCACGCAGGCGATCACTTCGTCGTGGGTGCGGTACACATTTACGCACACCGCGAACCATCAAGTCGGCATCCGCATCGTGACGAGTGGCGATGCCATTGAGTTGTGGGGCGCACAACTGGAGACAGGCTCCGGCGCATCCTCGTACATCCCGACTGACTCGTCGCAGGCGACGAGGGTGGCGGAACAGGGAGAAATGCCATTTGACGCTGCCACGTTTGGCTATGGCACATCGCCAAATCACACGTTCTCAATCGGCTGGAACATCGCCGTCAACGCTTCTTCTGGATTCCCGAACGCTGTAGCACTACAGGATGCTACCACCAACAAAACAGCGCAATTCACAGTCAACACGTCGACACCGCCAAGCCATTTTTCAGCGTGGAGTGTTACGTCTGGCACTCTCACAACCGCTTCGATTGCGTCACAGGCCATCGGCGTGAACAGGAAACTGGCGGCGTCCGTTACCGATGGCTCGCTCGGGCACAACCTGTCTATCAACGGCACGGCAGCAACTCCGCAGGCAGTTACCAGTGCCGTGCTGCGATTGCCAACCCGACTAATGATTCCGGGTGCTGGAGATCGATTGCCGTCAGTGCATTTGCAGTTTGTTCGATTCTGGCCATATGCGTTCACATCCGCACAACTCAACGCGATAACACAATGACTGACTATTGGCTCCGAGCAGACGGACTAGATCACCTGCACGCATCGCTCATTGCCACAGGACTGGCGAGCGACGGCGAGGACGGTTTGCTCCTCGCCGCCGGCGTGAACCTCGACGTGATCGGTGAGATCGTGCGATACAACGAGGACGAGGAGCAGGAAGTCATTCCGGGCTGCCACGCCAACCTTCGACTCGTCGGCATCGAACTGACGCAGGAGCAGCAGGACGAACTGCCGCTGATCCCGGCCCCGAATCATCCGTACCGGGTGTGGGCGTGAACAACATGCGCACCAACC